CAAACAATTCTGCAATCTCGTCTCTGAATTGCTTATTGATACTGCGTACCCCATCATCGACAATCTCAAACTCAGGTTCAATATAGAAGACATAATCATATGAATGCCATACTTTATTAAATACTTCTCTAACATATTTCAAAGTATTTGCACTAATTTGATTTTTATTATACAAGTACGCACTATAAACTAACCCGTCTAAAGCAGTACGATCGGTCAGCATATTACCGTACATAAACACATTAACAATATGCACATTCATAATCAGACGTTGAGTATTATCGGTACCTTCCTCGTTAATAGGTAAACCATAACCCTTTACGCGACGAGTTACTTCATCGCATATAACATAGTCTTTAAATAGTTTTTCTGATCGCAATGCATTTAGTAAAGTAGTCTTACCTACCGACTGTGCACCCGTTATACCAATTCTCATAATCCCTTTTCTCTCAAGAAGAAATTCCATGCCGATAACGAAGTCATCTTAAGAGAGGCATAAAGGTCTTCTCTAGTATAGTTTCTATTGCGTAAATATACACCCTTGAGTACATCGCCACCATCTAATTCAGCCGTGCATTTATGTACAACACTACCTATTATAGTATACTTGTCGTTATCTTGCCATACTTTTTCTTGAGGATCCTTACCCTTTAACTCAGGGTAGAGATCAATTGCTCCAGGATGCCCGTTATATATTTCGTATTTTTCACATATATCAGCTGGTAGAATGCGAAGGTAGCCATGAAGACTAATAAGGGTCTGAGGAACATTATATACCACCTGATTTCTAAAGTAGTTCATTAACATATCATGCTTGGCAGACATAATAGTAACACCCAGGTCACGAATGCCCGGGTGAAATTTAATTTTATCTTCAAAATTATTAGTTACTATTAAGTCTGGTTTACGTTTGATAGACTTAGATAGCTCAACAATTTCTGAACCTGTTTGACTAAAGAATGCAATCCAATTCATTATCTGTAACCATGCACATATGATCTAAAATACTTAATATTATGATTAATGGTATACATAGCAGCTACCGAGGGTTCAGGAGTGTTAAGTAATTCAATGAGCTTAATGGATTTTTTACTAACCAGACCACCAGGCTCGTAGCCAAAGTCCAACAAAGCATGGACAATAGGATTGGAAGTATCCAACGAGTCCAACCATTCGAATCCTTCACGATAGAACATGAACTCAATTGGAAGCGCACAGCCAAGGAGGTGATGCGGTTTCTTAGTATTGATAACACCGTCATTTAGTAACCTAGTCAAAGTTTGTACTCTACCTAACGCATAACCCATCCATTTATTAGGATGTGGGCAAACCTCAAGGTAGTACGAATAGTCAAAAGAAATAGCAATCTTATCTACACCAATAATATTATCTAGATAGTCATAGCATTGAACGAGATCTGCATAACTCTTACCCTGAACAACACCAATAGTCTTACCCGGTAGATCAGAATACTTTTCTTTCCAGTCTAAGGCATTATCCATTGTACTTAGAGTATCTTCAAGTACATCAGGGATAATATACTCAGTTGGTTGTAACTCTTTAATCCAATGGGCAAACTTATCAGAGTCAAAAGCTGTACCTAGTTCAAAGATTGAATTATCTAGTAAGACAGTTCTGCCTTGGGCTAGAGAGTCTTTGAAGAATTGTAGATAGGTTGGTTCGGTCTCGAACAAGTGGACAAGAGCGTAATCGTAATCGTTATAATCACGAGACCGATCAAGAAGACAGAGCGGGGATTCATGGCTAATTTTCATTGTAGTTTCTCAATAATATCTAATGCAACGGGAGCCCAGATCACAGTATCGTCATACTTAGTTTTCTTTGCCCGGTGATCATTCTTACTTACATAAGCTATCATGTCTTCTATATTATAGCGGTAAATAGATTTAGTATCCACATCTACTCCGTAAATCTGCTTAGCCATTGTAGTATATAACCACCCTGCGCGCTGTTTTTTATTATTAAACAGCTCCACGCACAGCGTACCCTTATAGTAGTTAGACTTAACGTCAACAGCAATCCCGTCAATGATGCAATCTATTTTAAGCTTTACTTGACTGTTAATATCATTTTTATCTTCGAATAAAATATTATTAGTCTTGCAATACTCTTCAACAATTGCTTCACCAAGATCACCCTTGGCGCCATTAACACCATAGCGACCTTCGGAGTTTGCATACCATGTCATAAATTACCTTTTAATTAAAGACATAAACTCAGCTCGGCAATCGGGCTCACTCTTAAAGCAACCACCAAGCTTGGCTGTAAGGGTAGAAGAAGAATGATCTTCAACACCTCGTGACTTAACGCAGTAATGAGTACCTTCAATCACAACTGCTACATCTTCAGTACCAAGAATAAAGACCAATGCATGGTATACCTGCTCGGCAATACGTTCCTGTACCTGAGGGCGACGTGAGAAGTATTCAACAATACGATTCAACTTAGATAGACCAAGTACTTTACCTTTAGGAATATAACCAATATGAGCTTTACCGTCGATAGTAACAAAATGATGCTCGCAGTTAGACATCATAGTAATGTCTTTCTCGACTACCATCTCGTCGTACCCCATCTTATTATCGATAACGGTACACTTAGGAAAGTTCTCTGGCTTCAAGCCCCAGAAGATCTCTCGTACAAACATCTTAGCTACCCGCTTAGGGGTATCCATCAACGAGTCATCGGTCAGGTCAAGACCCAACGTCTCCATAATAACAGCAAAGTTCTTTTCGATCTTTGCAATCTTACGCTCGTCCTTAACCCCAAGTCTATCCAATACAATAGGTGTATGTACACCTTTAGAGATAAGATACTCTTCTACTTTATAGCCTAGTTCGGCGTCCGTTTTTCCAGTTTGTAATGACATTTTAGGTTCCCCATTCGTTTTTAAATAAAGGCACTTGAAGACGATCGCTGTAACGATATCCCTTCTTCATGGCAAGTTCTGCCACAGCCCGGTTGTTCATATGATATACCGACTCAACACCACCAACAGGCATTAAGTAAACCGGTCCCATGAAGCCAGATGCGCGATACATCTCAACCGCTTTCTCTGCTTCATCAGCATCTTCCTGAGATGCAACTACAAACTTCAAATATACATAACCTACGTTACCGTAGTCTGCAACAATTTCTGGTTTAATAGCATCATCCCACTTCTCACCTGATACAGATAGCTTAGGAGATACAGAGAATGTTATCTGACGATCGAAGTTACCAGGTACTCCCCATCCCCATCTATCAAGATAATCTTTAAACGTTTCACTAAGTTCTTGAGTACCATTGGTCTCAAAGGTAATCTCTTTTAATGCTCTCATCTTTGGATGTTCAAGCAAGTCAGGGTACGCTCTTTGCCAACCTAGTAAAGGTTCACCACCGGTAATTACAAGATGTTCTTCTTTCCATTCTTTATACGGTAGAGAGTCAACAACAGCTTCGGCAACCGAGTCAGTATCAAGAACGGGAGATAGATGCTTAAAACGAGGATCCCAACTAGCGTATGAATCACAACCTGTACTAACAAGCGGTAATTCTTTATATGAAAGAAACTTACCAACCTCTGCAGCAACATTATCAACCTCTTTACTATGCTCACCCTTAGGCATACCAAAGCCACTACAGGTAAAGTTACAACCAAAGGTGCGAAGGAATACAGAAGGTACTCCCATGTATCGGCCTTCGCCTTGAATGGAATAGAATAGCTCTGCTACTTTAAGTTTAGCCATTAGACAAGCTCCTCCGCAATGCCGAGAATTTCAGCAATGATTAAGAGGATACCAGTAGTAATGAGACTACCGAAAATTAGAGCAATGCCAGCTAGAATACGTAGACCACTTTTTACAAAGCTAATCTTACGGTGGCGGTCGGGATCTGGAAGCAGATCAAAGTCAAATTGAATCATTAGATTCTCCTAGTTGTACGTGGAAGGGCACGATCCATTATATAGGCTAGTCATAGTCAGGATCAACGGGTTCTGGTGCTTTCTCGATAACATATCTACCGAAAGCCAGTTTAGCTTTTTTAAGCTTAGGGAAAGGTACTACAGGCCAATCTGGGTTAATCCAGGTTGGTTTCTTACGAGGCGAGCATGAAGTATTAATTATAAAAAAACGTTCACGAGGTACACCGGCTTGCTTACGAGCCTTATTAATGTGTTGCCACAGGAAAAAACCGTCTTCGTCTTCCGGAGTACTTTCGTAGGTTGCGTCAGGGGTGACGTAACCATCTTCATCTTTAGTGTAATAATATACTTTAACAGGCATAAGCCTATTATATACTATACCTTATTCAATGTCAAGTGTTCCTTCGTCAGAAACGGCTTTTTTCTTAGGTTTTTTTACCGTTCTCTTATCAATATCGATGTTATCTACTTGTTTTCGCATCATTTCTACTAAAGAATTCGCAAATTCCTCGTTACCTTCAGAATGTGCTATCAGCATATCAATATCAATGTTTTCCATTAACTTGTACTTTGTTGCTTGCTGTTTCTTTTCTTTCTGAATCCGTCTTACGAATGCAAAGAAAGTAATTTGCGTAAAGTAGGCAAATGGGTTCATACCGCGTTCGGGGTCAAACTTAATAACTGCTGTAAGACAATTTTCGATACCGTCTGATATCATATCGTCTTTGTAAGTGTAGTTAATAAAGTTGGCTTTATACGAAAGGTGGGTAGCTATCTTAAGAAAGCACTCTCCAATATATTCCGTTACTCTCGGTCTCTCTTCACCCTTAGCGGCTGCATCAAGAACCAGCTTACGATACTCAACTAAAGCTTCGAAAAACTTTTTATTGTCTACGTAATGTGCTGGTGCTTTCTTTTCAGTGATAGGTCCTAACGGGACCACTTGTCCAACTATCATTATCATCCTCCTCGGTGATTTCATTTCCTTCAATATCGATATCACCTGAAAGTGCTTCATCAATATCTTCTTCTGTAGCCATTTCAAAACTATCGTACTCAACAATAAATTGTTTATATTGAGATTCTGCTTTCTCAAGCAAGTTAGTTGCAATAATAATATTACGTACAGGAAGTCTTAAAACTTCTTTTGTGGTCATTTTAAGCCAAGGCTGCATAATATATGACTCAATAAAGCCGCCCGCATAAGGCATTTTCATAGAGTGAATTACAACTGGTTCTGATACTTCAATATAACTCTTTTTATCCAACTCATTACATTCATCTTCAGTAGAGACAATTAAATTTTCTCCACTGGTTAACTTTATAAACTTACAGTACATTTAGAGATACCTTTACTAGATTGTAGTCAAAGTGCTCATCATTATAGGTCTTAATTCTTTCGATCATATGTAACAAGGTATAATTCTTTCTTGTCTTCCAAGTCAGATCATCTCCAATATCGTACAGATTACAATGTGTCTTTGCATCACCTTTTCTCAAACCTCTACCTACCGATTGTAGATTTCTAATTCTAGATTTCGTTGGTGACGCGAATACAATATTGTGAAGGTTCCTAATATTTATCCCTGTAGAGAATGTCCCATATGAGGCAACAATAATAGCATCATTCTCTTGTTCGGTAATTCGTCTAATATCTTCTCTATCAGCAGTTTCTGTACCACCGAAGACAAAAAATACTTTTCTATCACCGGCTTTAGCTTTAATCATATCAAAGAGTATTTGCCCATGCTTCTCAACATATTGGAATAGTACTAATGAGTTACCTGTTTGGCTAAGAGCAAGATTACGAATAAATTTATTCCTAGGCTCATACCCACAAAGGAAAGTCATCTCATCGGGGTACTTATTATCTTTACAAGCCTTTTTAACATCATCGGGGTACTGAAGTACCAGACCAAAGATCTTTAACTCGGCTAACTGATCATTATCCATCAACTGCTTGGTTGAGGTTACCTTGTATACAGAACCAAATAGACCTTCTAGTACCAGCTTATGTGTCTTAGTACCGTCTAGCGTACCAGTAGTACCAACACGGTAAGGCGTATTAACCATCTTATGCATGATACCAGTTAGCGATTTAGCTTTAAATGTATGCGCCTCATCTCCATACACCACCTGATAGTTCTCAAAGAACTTCTTAGGTAACTCGTAAATAGATTGCCAAGTAGATATTACTATTGGTAAGAGGTTCTCTTTAGAGTGACCCGAGTATATACGCGAGCAGTTTTCTGATGACTTCCATCCATTATTTTGTGAGTAAGATTGAAAGTCTGCATACATTTGCTCGACCAAAGAAGTAGTCGGTACAAGGATAAGTTGATTGCGACTAAAGCGTTCATTCCATCTAAGAAGACAATAGATTATTAATGACTTACCAGAACCAGTAGGAGATAAAAGAAGTCTACGTGCATCTGTAATTGCTCGATAGATAGCGTCTATTTGGTAATCTCTTATACTTGCACCTTCTGGTAGACTGAGATCAAGACCTTCAACAAACTCCTTTACGATCTCAGGAGTTACAGCATCAGCTTGTGTATGATACTGTTCGTAATCTATTTTATAGTTATTAACTTCTGCAAAGTGTTCCAGGTAACTAAGTAAGCCAACATACAACTCTTTTGTAAACATAGAAAAGAGTCTAATCTTACCGTCCCATATCTTATTACGAAATAGGGGATGAAACTTAGCACCAGGGGCATCAAAAGAAAAGTGGTCTACCAGTTCCTGCGCAATAGAGGGATCTGTTTGTACTGTTAAGTATACTTCATTTTTCTTTTTGATTGCTATATCGGCCATTACATCATACCGTTAGTAAACTTAGCCCACTCAATACCGGATTTAATATCCCAGGTACGAGAGTTAAGCGATCTGATTATTTGCTCTAGCGTATAGATAGTAGTTTTAAAATACTCTATCTTATCTTGCAGCTCAATCAGCTTATTATCACATTCAAGTAACTCATCCATTTCGTTCTTCAATGGCTTATTACCTTGGTATTGAGACCAACCCTCATCCTCTAATTCCTGCTTAGTCATCTCACCCCTGAAGTATTTGTATTTCATACGTCTGGTGTTAAGATACTCTGACTCCGCCTTACGGAGTTGGAGTTTAGTAGTGGACATCACAGTAATATATTTGGAGTGAAGAATAGGAACCCGGGCAGCTTCGTGCCCTAGGTTGGTCTCATTAATAGGAGCGTCCTTAGACCACTCCTCTGTCAATTCACTCAATTTCATAATATAGTTATTTAACTTTATTCAGGTAGATCGATTGTAAGTACTTCTTCTCTTTTTTCTTCTGGTTTAGGACCAAAGCTAATGATAGCTTCTGGATTGCCTTGGAAGCAGAAATGGCCGTAATGGTTAAGAGAGATAGAAGGATCAAGCCAAACATCACCACCGATTTCTTGCCAACGGCGGCAGAACGTATAGTCTTCAGATAGGTAACGACGATCAACTGGATCGATCATAGTATCAAACAATGCGTAGAAATGATCTTTTAGATCGGCATTATTAATATTAACATCGTTGTTATACTTAAGTTCAGGATAAGCTTTAATCATCTTAAGAATAGCTTCACGGCTAATCATCATGAACCCGGTACCAGCATCATGTAGTTTAATCAAACCGTTTTCAACGCCAATAGTCTTAGTCTCTTTATCAACAAACTTAAAGTTAATAGCGTAGTCTGAACCAAAGGATGCCATATCACGATCAGATAGTTCTTTTTCTTTATTAGCAGGATCTGTTAGGTTAGCTCTAATCTTATCCCAGGCAACACCCTTCTTAGGATACGCACCAACTACTACATCCTTCTTATGAGCGTAGAGCTTCAAGATGTCTTCGGTCTGAAATTCGATATCAGCATCGATAAACATAAGGTGAGTATAATCAGATGCAAGAAAGTAAGCTACCAATACATTACGTGCACGAGTAACTAAGGATTCGTTAGCAATGGTACCAAAGGCGAGAGGGATTTGATGACCGTTAAAGAATGTCATCATCTTGATGACTGAACGGAAGTAAGGCTCGTTCAGCTGACCACCATAGCATGGTGTAGCGATAAAGAATTTATTTTTACGAATCTCTTCAACGGAAAGTTGAACTTGCTTAGTTGCCATAATTTAGCTCCAAAAAAAAGAATTATAATACTTCAATATCAAATAGTTTATATTTAAAAGAAGCGATACCAACGAAATAATCAACCGAAGAAGAGGTAATTTCAAAATCAAGAGCTTCTACTGATACAGGAAAAACATCTCTAAAATTAATATTCGTCTTCGGTACATTATTACTATCCAATATAGTTAAAGTCGCATCAGAGTAAGCTACCGCCATCGGGGCTCCACGAGCATCTTTAACAAAAGGAAACCTATTTAACCGTTCACCAGTAAAATTTCTATATTGATTATAGTCGTTTGGAAAGCCAAGTGCAACTAACCATTCGTATAATTCAATATAATTTGACATATCTTCGGTAATTAAAAACCGAATTGTAAAGTCTCCAAATAGATTCTTGTCTCCCACATGAGGAATATCAAGAAACGGTGTTGGTTGGGTTGTAAAACCTAATGATAACGATGGGAGATTAGCCGACTGGCATGTAAACGCTACGCTTGGTAAGTTCTTGATTAAAAACCTAAAAGCGTTCGGTCTAAGAAAGTTAGTAACCGGTGTTGTCGTTATGCTACTAACTTCGTTTAATACTGTTGAAAGATTGGCTGTAAACATTATTGTTTCCTTTACAATATTTATAACGAAAAAAAGGGAGCTGTTTAGGCTCCCTTTTAACCCGTTTCCGGGATCCGTTCTTACCGACGGCTTTAGATTACATCAAGTTAGTAACCTTGGTACGACGATAGTATTGGTTACGGTTAGCTGTAAAGGTCGATGCATCAGCAGCGCCAGAAGCAGTAGTTGTAACGTATG